AAAAGACCTTATTTCGTACTTTGAAAAAGAAGTACTATCAATTTAATAGGAGTTTAATTAATGTCATTTGTAACAACAACATTAAGAGATACAGTAGTAAATGCTGCTGGTGCTGGTGGAACTGTCACAGTCAAAGCAATATTTGATAATGATACTGCAGATAACTTAATTCTTGATGCACATGGTTTAAGTGGTTTTGCAAATGGAGCAAAATTAGATTTAGTTAGAGCTTGGTGGGGATTAACACAAGGAACTGCCGCAGCTAATACGGGTGATTGTATCATTAAATTTATTGGTACATCTGCTAATGTGGTTGCATTACAACTTGCTGGAACAGGACATTATGATGGTAGTGCTGGAGCAATACCAGGCAGTGCTACAAATACAACAGCAACATCATCTGATATAAATGCACAAACAAGAGGAACATCTGGTTTCGTTATATTAGAATTTAAAAAGGATGCTAACTACACAACATAGAGAGAATTATGAGTAATAAAGTAAAATTAATATCCGAAGAATTTGTAAGTGATGTAGAGTACATTACTGAGGAAAAAGAAAACGGAAAGAAAGATTATAAAATTAAAGGTATCTTTATGCAGGCTGATATTAAAAACAAAAACGGCCGTGTGTATCCAATGGAAATACTTCAAAAAGAAGTGAACAGATACAATAAAGAATTCATCAACGAGAAGCGTGCATATGGTGAATTAGGACACCCAGAAGGTCCAACAATTAATTTAGAAAGAGCTTCTCACATGATAACTGCACTTTATCCTGACGGTAAAAACTTTATAGGAGAAGCTAAAATACTTGCAACACCTATGGGTGAAATCGTTAAGACCCTTATGGATGAGGGAGCTAAACTTGGTGTTTCTTCAAGAGGAATGGGAAGTTTAGAACAGAAGAAAGATGGTAGTAATTATGTGAGGAATGATTTTTATTTGGCTACAGCTGCTGATATCGTTTCCGACCCATCGGCTCCTAGTGCTTTCGTAGAAGGTATCATGGAAGGTAAAGAATGGGTATGGAATCATGGAGCACTTGTAGAATCTGAGTTAATAGAAGCGAAAGAAAGAATCAATTCTAAAATTCGGAAAAAACAAGCATTAGAAGAATCTTTGGAGTTTGCTAAGTTCCTCAAATTACTATAATGTATAAATAAGTGTTAATATAACAAAAAAGATATTAATTAATAACAATAGATTCAACTAGGAGATATCCAATGAGCGAAATCGAAAAAACTATTGAAGAATTAGAGGCAGAAGTCCTTAGTGAGCTTGAAGAACAAGCGGATGCTCCTAAGAAAGGTGCAGCTCCTGCTGAACCTCAGTTAAAAGCTTCTGATGCTTCAAGTGTGACACCTGGAGGCGAAGTACAAGATATGGGGCCTGCAGTAACACACCCTTCTGATAAGTCTGGCCCAGGTTCAGCAGCTGGTAAAAAAGCAGCTGAGAAAAAAGGCGATGCTGCTCAGAAAAAAGAACTAAAACCAGAATCTGGTGATTACACACCAAATGATGGCGAAAAGAAAGTTGCTAAACCTTTGGCAGCTGGTGATGAAGTAGAAATGAAAGATGACCAAGAAACAATTGCTGAAAAAGAAGAAGTCAAAGAAATGGATAAAATGGAAATGATTAAAGCAATGAAAGACATGGAAACAGAAATGAAAGACATGCCTATGGAAATGGTCAAAGCTACTTACGATAAAATGAAAGAAATGATGTCTAAAACTGAAGATACTTCAGCAGAAGATAAAGAAAAAGAAGCATTACAAAAAGAAGCTGTAGAACAAAGAATTAAATCTATAGATGTACAAGAACATGTTGAAGCTCTTATGAGTGGAGAGGGTGACTTGTCAGATGAATTCAAAAAGAAAGCTGCAACTGTATTTGAAAGTGCTGTAAAATCAAAAGTTCGTGATGAAGTCACAAGACTTCAAGAAAACTATGACAACGAAATAGAAGAAGGTATCAAATCTATCAAATCTGAATTAACAGAGAAAGTAGATACATACCTAAACTATGTCGTAGAAGAATGGATGAAAGAAAATGAATTAGCAGTAGAAAGAGGTCTGAAAGGAGAAATCGCTGAAGACTTTATTGCTGGTTTGAAACAGTTGTTTGAAGACCATTATGTTGACATCCCTGATGACAAATATGATGTGCTACAAGCACAATCAGACAAAATTGCTGAGTTAGAAGAAAAAGTTAATAAAACTTTGGATGAATCAATAGAATTTAAAAAGTCTAATGATGAATTAACTCGTAATAAAGTTATATCAGAAATGGTTTCTGATTTAGCTGACACAGAAATTGAAAAGTTCAAAGGTCTTACTGAAGATGTTGACTTCGGAAACGAAGAAGACTTTAAAGGTAAACTTGAAACTTTAAAAGAAAGTTATTTCCCTAAAACAATTAAGGAAACAACTGAAAATATAGATAATGTAGAAACTGGCCCTGCACAGGACATTGATGTCACAGATTCGATGGCTGCTTATTCAAAAGCAATCGGAACTGCCGTCAAGGGTGCAAGTAAGTAAATATATAAATAGTAGAAAATAAAAGGAGAAAACACAAATGTTTCAAACAGAAAATCTACAAGAGAAGTGGTCGCCAGTCCTTGCACATCCTGATTTACCAAAAATCGAGGATTCGTATAAAAGGGCAGTAACTACTGTAATTCTTGAAAACCAAGAAAAAGCTATTAAAGAAGATAGAAGTTTCTTAAAAGAAGCAGCTCCAACAAACAGCACAGGTGCTGATGTTGAGAACTGGGACCCAATATTAATATCTTTAGTTAGACGTTCAATGCCTAACTTAATTGCATATGATATTTGTGGTGTACAACCAATGACAGGACCAACAGGGTTAATCTTTGCTATGAGAGCAAGATTTGCTTCTATGGACGGTGCAGAAGCATTAGGAGATGAAGCTGATTCTGGTTTCTCTAATGATGACGGTGCAGGCGACTTAGGTGTTGGTGACCAAACTGGTACAAACCCATCTGCTTTAAACGACAGCCCATCAGCTGGTCAATATACATCACCAACAGGTATGACATTGGCACAAGGTGAGCAACTAGGTGATACAACATCTAATGCTTTCGCTGAAATGGCTTTCAGTATTGAAAAAACAACAGTAACCGCTGTGACAAGAGCTTTAAAAGCTGAGTACACAATGGAACTTGCGCAAGACTTAAAAGCAATTCATGGTCTAGATGCAGAAACAGAACTAGCAAATATCTTGTCTGGTGAAATTCTTGCTGAGATTAACCGTGAAGTAGTTAGAAGCATTTATGTTTCAGCTGTTAAGGGTGCTCAAGTAAACACAACAACTGCTGGAATCTTTGATTTAGACACAGATTCAAATGGTCGTTGGTCTGTTGAGAAATTTAAAGGTTTAATGTTCGCTCTGGAAAGAGATGCTAACGCTGTCGGACAACAAACTCGTAGAGGAAAAGGTAACATAATCATATGTTCTGCTGATGTAGCGTCTGCGTTACAAATGGCTGGAGTATTAGATTACACACCTGCTCTAAACAACAACTTAAATGTTGATGACACATCTGCTACATTCGCTGGTGTTATGAACGGCAGATTCAAAGTATATGTTGACCCATATGCTGCTAACGTAGCTGCTGCTCAATACTATGTTGTAGGCTATAAAGGTACTTCACCTTACGATGCTGGTGTCTTCTACTGTCCATATGTTCCACTACAAATGGTTCGTGCGGTAGGTGAAAACACTTTCCAACCAAAAATTGGATTTAAAACTCGTTATGGTATAGCTGCTAACCCATTCCACACAGGAGTGATTTCAGCTGGTACTGCAGAAAATACAAGTATTACTGCAAATACTAACAAGTACTACAGACGTGTTAAAGTAACAAACTTAATGTAAGATTGTTTCTTTCAACAAATGAATTGGGGTTCTTCGGAACCCCTTTTTATTTCTCGATAAAATAAATAGACAAACCCTTGACAAATCATGTTCACACCTAGTATAGTAGCGACATGATGTTATATTTTATAAGGAATTTATTAGTATATTAACAAATTCTAATCTAGACAAAGAATAGACAAAAGTTGATTACTAGGTTTTTTTTCCTTATAAATATAATCAGATATGTGTTGGAATAGACATCCCTCACTTTCATTCCAAATTGAAAGTGTTCCTTATGTCACATGACTAACGCATGGATTAAGTCATTCACAAGGCTGTGGGTGGCATAACTATTTCGTGGGAGGAAATACGAAATGGGACAAATATTACTTAATTTACGCTACTTACTAGCTCCGATACTTATTATCGTTGCTGGAGCTGGTGTATTAGTAGGTGGTATCATGGCATGGTTAGGAGTAGTTTTACTATTCGTAGGATTGTTAGTAGATATCGCTACTAAATTTGAAACAACAGGTGTTGGGTATGATAGCAATGGCGAATCACTAGGTTGGCCTACTTTTCAAAACCTAACAATGTATTTCATGTTACCAATCTTTGTATTGTTTCAACTAGTTATGGCATGGAGAGTTTATTCTTTTATGTCACTAGGTGGAGCTGAAGGTGCAGTAATCATGGAAATCATTCCTGGCCTACTTGCAATGCATGAAGGTATAACAGGTCTTAACTTAATAGGTGCAACATTATCATCAGGTATCTTTATTGGTATCGGAATCATCTATGGTCACGAACTAAGTCACACAAAAGGATTTGGATTCGTAATCTCTAGATTAATGATGGCTCTATCAGGTTCAGCACACTTCTGTTATGCTCATGTATATAATCATCATCTAGAACTTGCTAGTGAAGATGACCCTGCTACTGCTCCAAGAGGGCGTACAATTTATGGTCATTATCCACTATCATATCTAGGTCAATCTAAATTTCTATTTAACATGGAAAAAGAAAGACTATCAAGAATGGGTGTAAACTTTATTTCTTGGCAGAACCGTTGGATTCGTGGATACTTAATGGCTGTACCAACAGTAACATTATTTTTCATGGCAGGCGGATGGATAGGTATGGCTGTACTAGCAACAGTTTGGGGTATCTCAAACTTTGAACTAGAAGCACTTAACTATCTAGAGCATTATGGTCTTGTTCGTGTTAAAGACCAACCAATCGACTACAGACATAACTGGGATAACTCAACATGTTTCACAGCGTGGTTCTTCATTGAAATCGGCAGACAAGCTGACCATCATGACAGAGGTGAAACACATTTCTGGGAACTAGAAAATGTCGGTTGTCCAAATACTGGCTGGGGCTACTTTGTGGTATTCTTTATCGCATTAGTACCACCAATATGGCATTGGTACATGAGAAAAAGATTAGCTGCATGGGATGAACACTTTGCAACAGATGAAGAAAAAGCAATAGCTGCAAGAATCAACAAAGAAGTTGGTTATGAAGGCACACCATTCTCTGGTGATGTTCTTCAAGATGCAGGTAATGTAGACTTAGGTCTTCGTTCAGCTAAGAAGTAGTTAACTCTAAATACTTACGGAATTGGGGTGTGATGAACACCCCTTTTCTTTTTAAGTCTTATAAATATAAGTATGACAACAGAAACATCACCACTCAATAGACAACCAACTGCACTAGACTATTCAAGTCCTACACAGTTTCGTTTTCTAATTAATCAATTACCTAAAGTACAATACTTNACTACTGANGCAAATATACCTGGTATTACATTAGGTGAAGGCACATATAATACACCTCTTAAAGACTTACCACTATTAGGTGATAAATTAACTTATGATGATTTAACAATATCATTTATTGTTGATGAAAATTTAGAAAACTATATTGAGATGCATACTTGGTTAACAAGTATTGGATTTCCAAAAGACAGAAAACAATTTTCTGATTTTAGAAGTACAACCTCAAACATGTCTGTAAAAACAAGAGGTGAAAGTAATGACATAGGTGATGTAAGAGCAACAACACCAGAACTAGCTATGACTAGTGATGCTGTAATGACCATATTAACAAATAAAAATAATCCTGTAGTAGAATGTCGTTTTAAAGATGTATTTCCTACTAGTTTAAGTGGGTTATCTTATTCT